AGCACGATCAACAACGTCACCGTCGTCTAGCGTAACAGCGAAGCACCTGTTGCACAAGTCTACAAACTCTTGGCTAATAGCATACCGTCTTGTCGCTTCGTAGTCTGTTAGTTCTACGTCACACGCTTTACATCTCACAAGGGTTTCTCCTCAACTTCATCACGTTGTGTTAGTCGTCCTGTCGCTTCATTGTAGAACACCTCACATGCCTTACCTGTCTTACCAGTGTATCGGTTCTTCAACACACGTAGCACGGTCGTGTTCTTGACAATTGGATCGTCAGCCTGACTGTTACGTTCAGCGCCGATGACCGCATCAGATAGCTGTGCAATCGAGGCGGATCCTCGTAGCATACCCAGACTAGTCACTGCACCGTCCTCCAACTGCTTGCCTTCTGGCCTGCGTAGGTGGCTGACAAGGAACATACAGATGTTCATCTCCTGCACAAATGTTCGCAGTTTTGTCATGATCATGTCAAGTGCGCGGCGTTCATCCCCGTTACTTTGGTCGGACACCAGTATTGATACGTGATCCAGCACGATGAACCTGACGCCAAGTACCTTCACAAAGTACCGCATCCTGCCCAGTACGTTCTCGATCTCGTTACTACCAAAGTGTTCCCAGAGATAGACACGGTTCTCATAGTCCATCGTATCGTACACAAGGTCGATATCCTGATCGTCGTACTCACAGTCAGGTAAGTGGATAGGCTTGTTCAGCTCAAGACCTACGAGTCCTCGCATGGTGCGCTCAGGTGTCTCCTCAAGAAACATCAGACCAAGATTATCTTCAGACTGTGCCATGATGGAACTGACTACCTCACGCAGAAGGGTACTCTTACCTAGTCCTGAGCCTGCACAGATCGTCACCAGCTCTGCCATACGTATGCCGTACAGGTGCTTGTTCAGTCCGTCGAACGGGTACTGTACCTTCGCCTTGGCGAGTGGCTTCTTGATCAGCTCACGTAGCTCACCAGCACCCACGATACCTTCAGGTGTATACGGTTGAGCAGACCACCACGCTTTGGTGTACATCTCTGAGTCGTTGTTGGATAGGTAGTCACACGCATCCTTGTAGCCGTTAACGTGCTTAACAATCCTTGCTTTGTTACCGAACAGATCAGCACACTCCTTCGAAGCTTTCTGTCCCGGCTCGTCGGCATCGAAACAAATAACAATGTTCTCGAAGCTGTTCAGCCAATCGTAGAAGAGACGACAGTCCTTTGCCGCTGACGTTGCACCGTTGCGTACGCTGACAACAGGGAACTTACTACCTGTCATTTGGTGTGCCGCTAACGCATCGTACTCGCCTTCAACGATAGTGACATACTTACCACCTTCGGGAAACAAGTGCTGACCGTACAGTCCTGCGTGTTTCCAATCGCCAATGATGCTGAAGCGTTTGTCAGGGTTGCGTACCTTGGCAGCAACAGGCTTGGTCGGATCGTTAGGATCGTAGTAACCAAACGTCGTAACCTCACCGCTCTTAAGTGCTGAATACTTCTTCGCTGTCGTCCCTGTAATGAGACGGTCAGTTATGGAACGGTACTCAGCAGTGATGAGACGATGCTCAGTCTGACTGAACGATGGCTTGGGTGCTTCGTTGATAGCTCCTAGTTCACGTACGTTTTCTCGTACGCTGTCCTTGGGTGCTGGCGTAAACGTGTCACAAACGAAACACTTGCTTGATCCGTCGTCGTTGAATGCCAACCCGTCACTGCTTCCGCAGTCTGGACATGGCTGGTGTGTATCAGTGAATGGCATGGCTGGATACTCCTAAGTCTGCGTAACGTCTGCGAAGATCTTCCTCTTCGAGTTCGCCGTAACCCACGGCTAAGAACGTACCAACCATACTAAGCATTTCAGTCACGGTCAAGTGTTCTAACTCGTACTCAACAAGCTCATTGATGATGTCGTCTTTACAGATAGTCATTACAATATTTCCTTAATAAATTTAACATTACTGTTGACTTTACAGATAGAGTTTATCATGGATCTAATCGTCTGTCAAGCCTTCATTTGCAGGGCGAATAAACTACCTCTTCCCTGACAACACGTACTTCTTCGCCGTCCTTGGCGTAGCTGTTGCAAAAGTATTTCGCGTTGTCAAGTGTTGAATTGTAAGAGGAGCCGTCACTGTCACGTTCCTCCCACTCCCATGTTTTCCTGTTGAACTTTTGTACGACGTACCATGTATCAATACTCATAGTTGATATACTCCCCTTCGATCCTGTTGTAGTCAGTGCAGAGATCTTCGTACTCCTGTTTAAGAACCTTCTGCGTGTAGTGTTGAGCCTCAGTCAATCCAAAGTCAATGTCCATCTTGCTCAGTTTACCCAGCGTGTCTTCGATCATGTCGATCACTTCACTGAGTGCGTCAAGTCTTTCGCTGTCCATTAGTCGTCCTCCCATTCATCTAGGTTTAATTCCAGTACAAGATACGGAACAATCTTTAGCTTACCGTCTTCGTTGCGATAAACCTTACACTCTGTTGCTTTCTGGCTTTTACGAACGTAGTACATAACGTCGTCGTACTTTGGTTTGTAATCAGAAAGTCTCTTGACTACTCTTTCGACAACCCAGTCGCCGTCAGTATCTTTAGGGGTATGAATGTAATACATGTTACGCCTCCACATCGTAGACCGTAGTGGTCTCTTCATCTTCATCACGGAACACTTGAACGTCGTCTTCGTTCCAGTCAATCGGTGCTGACAGTTCCTCCACTGCATAGTCCATTGCAGCTTGCTCTGCATCACACTCGCCTGCTGACAGCACATATACACGTCGAGTCAAAGTTACAGTGACATCGTATGCATAGACGTGTTCCTTGAGCTTGTCGTCCATCTCATCTAGGTGTTCAACCACGTCGTTCAAGTATGAGTTGAGTGCATGAAACAGTTCACTCTTTGGGTGGTAGTCCCTGTCGTATTCGACCTCTGCTCTGATCCGATTGATGGTGCGTCGGAACTCTACAAGATCGTCTCGTGTTGTCAGTAATTCACTGTTCATTGTGTCATCTCCTCTACATGTTTAACAATTTTATCACCGTACTCATTCGCTGAATAGTCGCTGATTACTTCGATGGCTTCACTGTGGCTTGTGACGTTGCCGTACACAAATTGAAACCATGCGATATAACCTTCGCGTGTCTCACTGTACACACCTACGTCGTCAAAGTCACACTGCCCCATGTTGTCAAGCACTGTGAAGTGTTCGCGTGATTGTTCAACGTCAGCTTCCTCGCCCTCGCCATACACACTGATGCTCTTGTCAGGATCGTTGAGTACTGTGTCAACGAAATATTCCGCTACTCTTTTCTCTGTAAAATGCATTGTTGTTTCTCCTTCATTACTGGATACAAGTTTAACGTAGCTTGACAAAGCAGCATGTGTCGTCTGCTATTTTGTAGCAAGAGTAGCGACCCTTGAGATATGATGACGCGCTTCCTTGGATCTTCTGCTGATCGTCGATGTGAGCAGTGAACCATTGGCCCGGCTTCATAGACTCGAACAGATCTCTCCACTGACTTCCTCGATTGCGGAAGTTAACGGGTGCTGGTGCTTTCTTAGATTGTACTTTGTAATGTGTCATGATAAATCTCCTCTGGTAACATGTTACCAATTAAAAGTTAAGTGTTGGTATTACATCGTTCTCAACGACAAAGCCGTTGGCGTTGGTCTTCGCTGGCCCCTTGGCAACCAGCCCCACTACTACCCCGCGATTGTTGACGTTGACCCAGTCTGAGTCGTCGCCGTTGATCACAGGTCTTCCCATAAACGTCGATGGGAAATTCTTGTTCCTGAACACGACTGCCATTGGTGCGTCGCTGTAGGATTTGAGGAAGCTTCGCACCTGAGATTGATAGTGCTTGGCTCCGCTGTAGCTAAACATTAGTCGGTAGTTGTCCGGCTGTCGCTGTCCATGAAACCGTCGAGCCTTCTTGGTGTAGTCATAAAACTGCAACTCAGGGAACGACTGCGGGATCATGTGTTCTTCCCAACTGATGTCGCTCATGACGTTGAGACGTACAACACCCTGCACACCCTGCTTTGCACAAAGCTTGGCGAAGTTACGTAGCTCGTGATTGAGCTGTATGAGGAACGCTTCCTGATCGTCATGCCAGTAGTCAGTGCGAGCCTGTCGTGCCTTGTTGATCGATGGGTATACACCACCTAGACCAGACTCTTTGAGACAGTCCTTCATACAGCCTGCGGCTTTAGCACCAGCGCAGACAATGTTGTCAGGGTGCATCGTCAGCGTCGCCATACGTACTGCGTTAGCGATACCGCTCTTGCGTACCTTGGGGTTGCCTAGTGTTTTGCTCGTGTCAAGTAGTTTCATTACATATACTCCCAATAGTTGATGTCGTCTTCGGTGATCTCACAGCGAAACCAGCCCAGTGCTAGAACGTATGACTTGCCGTCGCCGTCGATTGTACGTGGACAGTAAAACGTACCTGTCATAAAACGCGTCGAAAAGTACAGGTCGATCAGATAGTCGTCGGTTTTGATGACGATACCGCTACCCTCGCCGTACCAATTACGTGCTGTCGTGATTTTCATCGCTTTTCCCTCGCTTTTTTATAGATTAGGCATTGACATTTGATAAGTCAACACCATTTACAGATTTATTTTCGGTACAAAACATCGGTAACATGTTACCAGCTCAGTCATTTAGCTCATCCTCGAACATTTTGTCCCAACATGGTGGACATCTCCAAAAACCGAAGTGCCTTGTCGACATGATTAGTTCACGGTCGTCAGCATTAAGGTACGGGAAGGCATCCTGTATTAGGACGCCGTCGTTTTTCCAGCGGTTGAAGTCTGCCACGTCTACGGTGACCTCAGCGGTCGCGCCGCAGTTACATTGATTTTGTATTTTCATAGCTTAAATATCCTTAAACATTTCCGTCGCCATTTCCAACATAAACTCTATGTCTTCAGGGCTGTTCCATTCTTCGGGGTAATCTGACATATCTTGAACCATCGCGATATTAAACATCATGTCACGGTCGTATATCGGCGCAAGCGTACAGTGCTTAGGCTTCGCGGGCAATCCAGCTCGTTCGCGTAAACGTCCGGTGTCTGGCTTGAATGCGTTACAACCTAACTCTTTAAAGCGTTTTGCAGCTTGTCTATAAGACATGTCGTGACCTGTCCAACTTTCCATTTCGTGCAGTTCGTCGTGATCCCACGGTTCGCCGCAGTGCCTGCAATGTATATCCATCATTTATTCCTCGTCGTTAGTAAGAGCGTACAGTACAAAACCGACGCCTGTCGT